TGCTCTGCAACTATTAAGAAATGCTTCCAGCACGGTAGGGCTGTTCAGTGCACACTGTTCCGGATAATATGCTATGTTAATGATCATGGTTATAAATACTCGTATGAAACGTTATACAGTAGTTACCACATTTCATCAGGAGGGCTTGGAATTATACGGCCAGCGGATGATTGATTCATTTGAGCAGCATTGGCCCGATAGTGTTGACATGATTGTTTACACAGAAAATTGCACTCCGAGAATAACCAAGAAGAATGTACGATGTGTTGATTTACTTAGTGTTAGCAATGAATGTAAAAGTTTTGTTGAAAGACACAAAAACAACCCAGAAGCACACGGTGGATTGGGCCCTCACAACCAAGGAGAATGGAGTGAACGCAAACATTTTAAATGGCAAGGTGTGAGATTTTGTTACAAAGTGTTTGCGGTGCACCACGCAGTAAACACTGTTGACAGCGATTGGATTATTTGGTTAGACGCAGACAGCCACACTCATAGCCCATTAAGTGTTGAATTTTTAGATAGCATTAGCCCAGATGATTTTATTGCAACACATCTAGGGCGCACTGATAGATATCACAGTGAGTGCGGATGGGTAGGATACAACCGTCGACACCCATTGGGCATTGAGTTTGTCAATGACTTTGCCGGAATGTACGTCAATGACACCATGTTCAATGAACGTGAATGGCATGACAGTTATTTGTTTGATGTACAGAGAAAACATTATCGAGATAGCAAAGGTGTAAGCTTTTATGATCTCAATCCCGAACCTGATACCAAAGGACTAGCAGGGCACCCGTTTATTAACAGCAAGCTAGGAATGTATTTGGATCACATGAAAGGTGATCGCAAACAACGTGGACACAGTAAAGCAAAAGAAGTTAGACTGCACAGCGACCACCCGTACTGGAAGAAGATTTTAAATGTATGAAAAACACAGCTGGTGGTTTCCAGACCAAGATACACACTTTGTAGAAATGCTGGATAAGAATATACACAAAGGTTTTGAGCCAGTGTATCAAGAACCTGTGCGCAATAAAAGTTTACAATATGTAAAGCAAAAAAGTGTTGCACTTGATATTGGGGCAAACATTGGCTTGTGGAGTAGGGACCTTGCACTGCATTTTACAAAAGTTATTGCATTTGAACCAGTAAGCGACTTTCGTGATTGTTTGATTAAAAATGTTGTTAACGGCAATATAGACATTCGACCTTATGCACTAGGGCCAAAAGACACAACCATTGACATGGTTGTTACCGAAGGTAACACTGGCCACAGTCATGTTGACAACAATACAATTGGCAGCGGATCCATTGACATGCGTAAGTTGGATAGTTTGAAATTTGATGCTGTTGATTATATTAAAATTGACTGTGAAGGCTATGAGCTATCCATATTACAAGGTGCAGAACAAACTATTAAACAGCATCAACCTGTGATTGTAGTTGAACAAAAACTACATAAAGATACCGGCATAACCAAAGAAACACAATATGGCAGTGTTGAATTACTAAAAAGTTGGGGCATGATTGAACTGTCTAGGGTGAGAAACGACTGTATACTAGGCTGGTAAGTGCGGTTCAAAGTGTTGATATATTTCACCATTTCGACTTTGTGCAATAGTCCAATGTGCTTGACATAAATTATTCAACCACTGTTCTCTGTCCGGCATTTGAGGATTGCTAATATCTCTAGTATTATGATTTGCAACGTCCCAAGTTACTGCACTTTCTTCACTAACAAATGTTGGTACACCTTCCAATACGCTTAACACACTGCTCGAGCTGTTGTAAAATACCGCAGCCCTGGCGCCCTTAACATCTTGTTGAAGTGTGCGCTTGGTACTATCAACAATGTCAACGTGTTGTTGTCGGCCGATTAATTCTGCCCATGGTTTGTCCATAGTACCTGGATGTGGGCGTATTTTAATAACAGTGCTAACTTGACTGCGTATAATTTTTAATGTTTTTTGTAGCCAAGCTATTTGGTCAAATCCTTTAGCATTCCAGCCGTTATCACGCTGCAAGCATATTAAAATATGATCACCATAATTTTTCCACGGCTTTAATTCAAGTCCTAATGTATCACGCACCATATACCAGTGATTATGATTGCTGTTACTGTTAGCATATTCACCTTCGTTGTAAAACACACTGTCAAGGCTGTAACGCAACCACATGTTTTCGTGCTCATTGTGAAACTTAAAGCAACTTCCATCAATGCTCATAACTCTGCCGCCAATTGCCCGTTGATGATTAATAATAGCTTCTCTATGATAAATGTGCGGACCACTATAGCTCATACCGACCCACCCAATGATTACTGCTAGTTTTGCACGATGTAATTGCCGATCCCGTAGATTTTCATCAACTAACACACGGGCACCACATTGTCTTGCCCCGTCTGCAAATGCTCGCATGATCTGTACTTTAATATTATGATTGCGAATCTTCGGAAGACTGCTCAAGTACACAACAACATCATAATCCCACGTCATCTGCTGTAGTTCTCCTGCAAAATATGCCAGGCTGTGCCTTCCTGCATTTCTTTAGGTGTAAATTGATTGTATGCTAAATTGCAACAAAGATTTCTAACTTCATGTATAGACGGCATGTAAGGAGTTGCAATTTTCTTTAAGTCTGTGTTAGCCAATGGCTGTGCTGCATTTGGTCCCATTGTGAATACAGGCTTTCCAAATATCAATGCTTCTACCGCAGCAATACTATTGTAAGTTACCAAACAATGCACATCTTGGGATAGTGCCATTTCCATTGTGTCCACATTAACCCGAGCATGTCGGCTTTGTTTTTCCCTGACTACAATAGGCCTGTCAGTGTGCTGTTTAATTTCATCGATTGTTGCTTCTAACCATTCTGCTAAATCCACACTCCAGTAAGATAATGCTTTTTGACTAGGAGGACACAACAGTACATTTCTGCCCTGCGTATGCCTGTTAATTGTAACACCTGTTTTGAGAAATCTATCATCTCGGCACTGTTGGTATAATGGTGCACTATATTGCAATGCATTTTTAGTAATTCGGTGATATTTTTTATGCTTGCCGTTGCCAAAATAGCCAGTGTCAATGTAATAAAAATCTCGCTCTTCTTCTAAGCATCTATGTATTACTTTCTTTTTAGCAATACCTCTTACTACAACCGGTACCGACAAATCAGTTAATTCTACGTGCTTGCTTGCTCCAAACACTCCGTTGGACCCTAATAAAAAACTCTCTACTATTACATCCAACTTTGATTCTCCTTTTGGTTGAGTAACGCCAGCATCAACAATGCCCATACAGCCCGGGGTATTATGAGATTGTATTATACGTTCAATAATGTTGTCCATACTGTCTTCGTTAAATATACCAAAAGGGTCGCGGCGTAGTTTTAATAAATCTTTAATATCATTTCTAATGTCTTTGGGCAGTGTTAAATCACTTGCACTAATTGTGGGATTGTTTAACGTTTCCAAATATTCGTCATGATAGGCATTCCACACATTAGCATACGCACAATCTTCATAATTTTCAAACCATGGGCCTCCTTCGGTGTAATGCAAAAGTTTAGGGCTACCGTCACGAGGTTCTACATACCAGTCAGTTAACCAGTTCCATTCAGGGTTAACTGCGCCAATTTCTCTGTCTTTAAGCCAGCTAAATCTATGCAAGTATGCACCTGTTACATCTGGGTCGTTAACAACATCAACAGTTATTTTTTTATTGCCCTTGTGTGCGCAATTCCACACAACCATGCTGCTCCAGTTTTTACGTGGATAAACTGTTTGTTGTTGCCCGTCCATCTTTACACCTTCTTTAGGAGTGTAATCATGTTGAACGCAAGTTACTGCTTTTTTAGGATTAACTCCCTCAATGAGTTTGGCAATATCGTCCACTAGTATCATATCACTATCCATAAAGATAGCAGTACCTTTATAGTTGTTAAGTGCTGGTACTAAAAAACGAGTGAACGTAAATTCTGTACTTGCAAGTTTATCAACTTCGCGACTATAAAATCCACGCATGCGCAAATCGTCTTGTTTTAGAAAGTGTATGTCCACCGGAATAGTTGCATGTTTTAATATGCTGTGGCGGCACACGTCAGCAGCAATAGGTTCGCGGCTGTCCCAACCAATGTAAACTGTGAGAATATCTGTCATTAGTCTCTTCTTTCGATGTCTTCTTCACTAAGTTCGGTACCCATCCAAACTTCAATTACACGAGCAGGAATTTCGTCATTATTAACTGCCTTATGCCAGCATAGTGCAGGTATATCTAAACTGTGTCCTTGCGGCACTATATATGTTTGTTTTTCTTCGCCGTCGTACTGCAACGTTATTTCAATATTACCTTCGATAACATGCCAATGTTCAGAACGTGTAAAATGACGTTGATCACTTAATGCTTTACCTGCATCAAATTGTAGCTGTTTTGCTTGCCAGCCATCGCCGCTATCTAGCACAGTATATCTGCCCCATGCACGTTCTACTGTAGGCTGGCTCCATTCCTTTAGTATCCAACTGCTTGAATTCTTTTTATCTTCGCCGCCAACACCGAACACAAACTCTACATCCGAATAAACCATTTCTGGAATGTTGTCTTTGGTTCTGTCACCGCCGTTGGCAAATACAATTTTTGTTTGACTACTTGCTGTAGACAACAATTGAAAAATTGCACTGCATGCTGTGTTGTCATTGTCATTGAACCCAATAATTTCATCTACACATGCTAATTCTTTAATAATAGAACAGCGCTCTTCAAAGGACATAAAAGGGCGACCTTTTTTACGTGTGAGCCATTCATCGCTATTAACTCCTACAACAAGTTTGTCGCCAAGTTCCCTTGCTGCCTTAAAATATGCTATGTGCCCGCTGTGAAGTGGATCAAACCCACCTGTGACTAAAACTTTTCTCATACTTGATATCCTTGATTTCTCTTTACGTTCCATGCAATGGCTGTTAACAATCCCTCGGGTTTGTTGTCGTTAACAACAATGCGCTCACCCATTGGTAGATTGAACAGTATATGATCATATCGTATTCCGCTGTTTTTAAGGAAAAGCAAAGTTGCATCTTTCCACGGGTCACTTCGGGCAGTTGTAATTACAATAACATCATCTCTTGGAATCATGTCCCACAATTCAACAACTCCAGGAAGTAATGTGTCGTGACCATCTTCAAACAACCCGTTGTGTTTAAATATGGTCCCATCTAAGTCGAAAAACCACGTGTGCTTTAGGTTGTTACTGAGTTCAAATGGTATCATTGTGCTTTGCCAATCCCTTGTTCAACCAGTATAATCCATAATAGAAACTACCAATAACACTGTCAATATCGTCTTTGGCATACCCACTGAGTGCTAACCAAATTAACCCGTGCAGCAATTCAATTTTTGACATATATTCAGGCAATAATTCTTCAAACACATTTTCTGCAATTTCAGCAGTAGGTGCAACAGGCATAATAATTTCACAAGTGTCTTCGTCAATATGTAGTTTAAACTTGCGCCGATTAAAGTTATCATATCCCCCAATGGCACTATAGTAAACTTTAGCAAAATCATATACCGGATCACCAAAAATGCCTGGTTCATCAAAATACCCCCTAGGATCAATGAACCAGGCTTTGAGATTGTTATCAATAATTGTATTAGAAAAAGTTGGGTCTCCGTGTATAGGAGTAAACCATGTTGCTTGTAATGCATCATCAATTTGACTCCACAATTGTGAATGTGTACTATGAAATATATTAATGCATTTTACGCCGTTGACTGTAAAACTTGCTTTATCAAATCCGGGTATAATCTTACTAACACTGTTTACTCTATTTTGTGTTTTTTCAATGTAAACATGTTTTATTTGATCATTGTTAGCAGGCTGTTGCCCTTTGCTGTGCAAGTCTTGCAATGTGTAAATAATGTCTGCTAACATACTGCGCTGTTCTCTTGCAGTGAGATCCTGTATTTCCCACACATGCTGTCCTCTAACTTTGGACATTGTAAGATGTTGCGAGTCTAAGCCCACGCTTGGTATTCTTTTAAAACCCAAATCATTGATTGCACTGTACCACGCATGTTCTTGCGTTATCAAGTGTGCATAGTTAGAATCGATTGCTTGTTTTACAACAACATCGTCTTGCACATCAACATTGTTAAAGAATCTACAAAATCCTAGTTTGCTGTTGTTTGCTTCTATTGCCCTAAAGTCACCAAGTTCTTCCAGCTGGTGTTCTGTAACTGTATCAAAGTCACTAACATTATTACTAAACCACTTAACAAACTCACCGCTAAGTGGTGGTTTTGGAAAATGCTCTCGTGTAGGAAAATAAAATATACCCGGCACACCGTTTGTTTCACCGGGTGACTCTTCAAGCCCATGTGGTTGCATGCTCCAACGACAAGTAAATGCATCAGTTAAGCACACAATAGGACGATCGGCGTTGTCTGGAAAAGGTGCAATATGATTGATGATCAAATCACTCCAAGTTAACAACACTGGTTCATCTTTGGGTACTGCATCTAGTGCTTGAGCAATGCCAGCACAAGTACCTTTTTCATTTGCACGAATTAGTTTGTATTCAACATTAGGGCTATCAACTTGTAAATAGTTTTCTAATTGTTCATACAAGTAATCACCGATAATAATAAAACGTGCATCCGAGAACTTGTCAAACAAATGATACAGTAAAGGCTTTCCATGCACACTAACTAAGCACTTGGGCTTGTTCCATGTGTGGTGGCGCAGTCTACTTCCGCGGCCTCCTGCTTGTACTATCACATTCAGCGTCATATGCTAACAATTCTTTCAGGCAAAGGAATGTCCCACAGTTTACCTTTGTTCCAGTAGTAAACCCCGTTGACCATGTCTGGATAATTGTTGTACACATGCTGAAAACTCATGCCACTGAACACAAAACTTTCCAACTTCCACAGTTTTCTTTCTCGCATACAATGAAATGCAGCATCGATATTGCGTGGAAACATAAAGTTGCGCATTTCGTCGCCCGGAATTTGCGTTAACTGTGTCCAATCTAGGGCACTACGAAACAATGCTACACCAAAGGTCCAGCCTGCATTGTGTGTACTATAAAAGTCTAAACTAAATCCATCCAACTTGTGCTCTACTAGATAGTTTTCAGCACTGTGTATTTTATCATTGAGTGCATCCCACCTGTGCGTTAAAAACTGTGTATCGTCTGCGTCAATCATCCAGAAGTTGTCACTGTTGTCTTTGCTTAATTCAAACCCTGTCAGGTTAGCAGTTGCCATGTTGCGCTTACGGGGTTTGAGTTCTTTAAGATAACTTACTAAACTTCTATCACTAGCAACAAATTTTGTTTGCGGATAATCAATAAAACAAGTGTCTAATATTTTGGGACGACTTCCATCTTCTTCGGTTCTATCACACAATATCCAAGTTGGGTAGTCTTTAAATGTTTCCAGCCAGAAACGTAAACAATGCACAGCATGCATGTCCATTCTGTCAATTTTTAAAAACACATTAGTTTTCATAATCAATAGTCTTTCATTTGTTTTCTTTTACCAAAGTATACACTACAATTAACTGGTCAAGAATTTCCTTAATTGCAACATTAGTTAAACTTAGTTTACATATGTCTTGAAAGTCGCTGTCACTTATGAATTGACCATTGGCTCTAGCAATTGCGTCCGTATCTCCGCCAATGATCCAACGAGGTATAGTATTGTGCGGCGGATCTCTGTACCTAGCATATGTTATACCAGTGGCATGCTCGTATATCAACGGCTCACCTAGAAGAAGATCACCCACGTTACTTGTCCATTAACTCTGCTTTGCGCTTTTCAATAGCTGCAAGTCGCTGTGCCTCAGCTTCAATATCAGCAGACTCTCTTTCTGCCTTTGCTGTACCATCCCGGCCCATAAACAATAAAACGATTGCTGTGATAAGAGGTGAAATCAATAGTGCAATAAAAAACCAAAGCCATCCATTGCGTCCCCAGTTGTTGGCCCAGTAACCTACTAAAGCCGAAAACCCTACTGCGATTAAAATAATATCCAACTTACATGTTTCCTTTTACTTCAGTGCCACTTGTACGTCTTACAATATCGTCGTGATTAAACTCTGCCCAGTATAGTTCAAATGCTACACCGTCTTCAAGTCCTTCGAACTGATGTATCTTACCTGGCTTGACCTGTGTAAAGTCGCCTGCGTTTAGAATAGTTTCATCAACTAATCCTTGATCATCTTGCCATACACGCACTAGCATCTGTCCTGACTCTACATAGAAGCCGTTCCATTTAAATTGATGCTCGTGTTCACTGCATTTGTAACCTTTATTAAATTCAATGCGATGGAACTCTAATGCTCCGTTTGCATGAATCAACTCTGTGTTACCCCAAATTTTTCCTGCTTTAATTCCCATTACTGTTGTTCCATCCACATGTTGTTCTTGTCTAACCAAGGTAATATTAAATCTCGTTGTCGCAGATATCCGTACTTAGATATGCTAGCTTCGGCACTTGCTGGCAACAAATCTGTATCACCAGCAAGTTTGTACAAATTAGTAGTTTTAGGATCCATTGGTTCAATATTGCTGCGATATACTAGTGCATACATCCATGGATCATTTATGTCTTTTTTGAAAAAACCACTGCGACAGTCCCACCCACTAACTGCTAGCATGTATATCAACTGTGGCATAGTATAATGATACTTTTGCTCTAAATGAACATTATACTCAAGTATATTGAATTTTACATTGGTTGTTTGCGGTACTGCTACAATTAACATAGCATCTTGTTCAGCAACATGCCACCAATTAGATAATGCTTCGTATGGGTTTATTAAATTTTGCAGTTGATCGTGGCATAGCAATATATCAAACGTTTTTTTATTACTATTGAATTTTTCAATATCGTCTACACGCTGGTATGAAATGTTGTCGTGACGAGACAACAACTTATCGTGTGTATTAATACCAACACACTTAATGTTCAAAGGTTGTTGACTGTCACGGGTAACTTGGTTTGCCCACCAAGTCATAGTGTGTCCGTCAACATCGCAGCCAATGTCAAGAACTCTATTTACACTTTCCATGAAATCATCATACTCTATCATGTAAGACAGAATATTTTCAAATATATGATTGTGTTTTAACTCAATACTACTAAACGAGCTCATTTTCTAATCCTTGTACATATACTATATGTATCTTAACAATCAAGCAGGATTAAATTTCAATGTCTTCCATCCCGGCAGTGCGAAGTCTTACAATGTGCCCCATTTGCCATTGCTTGGTATCTAAGCCCTTCATGATTCCTAGATACCTATTGCGCATTAGCGCAACTTCATTGATCAACGTTTCAAAGTCGATTACTTCATCTTCGCCGTCAACATATTTTTCAGCATCTCTACTGCTCAATGCACGGCCGTAGTTTTCTAGATATTTTTGAAAATGCTTGCGCCGAATCTTGCGTAGTTGTATGTTGAGAAAGTTGAGCACCGCTTCAATTTCTTGAAGCTGGTTAAAGCGATGCTCAGTAATGCCCGGTAGGGCACTAATATTCTTTTCGACTATACCACTAACTTGGCATTCACGTTTTGCGGCAAGTATTTCTTGCTCAAAATGTGTAATAAACCCTGGAATATTTGCAAGATTTTGAGTAACACGACTATACCACATGTGAGTTATTAATACTCATCGTAGTCAAATTCACCATCGTCGTTGATTAAATCAACCATAACATCGTCGTCGATATCATCTTCGATGTCTGATTCGTCATGCGAGCCTGTATACTCTCCTACTGCCATCTTGATAGCACCATCAAATTTAAACGCTTCGCGAATTTCGTATTCGTCGTATGTTTCCATTAATGTTGCTACAACTGTTTCAGCAGCTTCGCGAATATCAGCATTTTGCAACAAATGACTTCTGCAATCTCTCCAAACGATTGCGGCTAACTCCAGTGGTGACATTGCCATTTTTATACCTGTGCCTCTTCGATTGCTTGTGTTAGTTCTTCGTCTACTAGCTCATCTTCAATTACTTCGGCTAGTTCTTCTACTTTGTTAAAGTCCAACATAACTTTATCTAAACACCCGTCTTCGTTGCGTTCC